TTACCAGGATGGCGATGGCACGATTGATGCGGTGGTCGATACTTCAAGTCTCACAGAAACTCTCACTAACAAAACACTAACAAGTCCAGTCTTAAATACAGGTGTATCTGGAACTGCAATTAAAGATGAAGATAATATGTCTTCTAATTCAGCTACACATTTAGCCACACAACAATCAATTAAAGCCTATGTAGATGATGTTGCTCAGACTACGGAAGAAGTGCAAGATATTGTAGGTGCTATGTTTAGTAGTAATACTGAAACTGGTATAACTGCTACTTATGAAGATTCAGATGGAACGGTAGACCTTGTTGTTGGCACTCTTAACCAAGACACCACAGGAACAGCAGCATTAGCTACAGAAATAACTGTTAGTGCTAATAACTCAAGTGATGAAACTGTCTATCCATTGTTTGTCGATGGTGCAACTGGAAGTCAGGGTGCAGAAAGTGACACAGGTTTAAATTACAATCCTTCTAGCGGTATTCTAACTTCAACTCAATTCACTGGTAATCTTCTTGGTAATGTAACAGGTAACGTAAGTGGTTCTTCGGGATCAACAACTGGTAACGCAGCTACATCGACAGTAGCTACTAATGTTGTCGTTACGGACAATGAAAGTGGAAATAACAATTGTGCAATAACTTTTGTTAATGATCTTGATGGCTCTACGAGTATTGGTCTTCAAAGTGATGGTAATTTATTTTATAACCCATCTACAGGAACACTGACTGTAGAAAACATATCGGTATCGGGCACTCAAACGATTGTCGATAGTGTCACCATGAACTCATCAAACCAAGTGGTCTTTGAGGGTAGCACAGCAAATGCACATGAAACTTTCTTAACTTCAATAGATGCTACAGGTGACAGAACCATATCGTTACCTGATGTTTCTGGAACACTACCTGTATTGGCAGCAGTATCTACTACACAAATTACGTCTACACCTGAAGAATTGAATATCTTAGATGGTGTAACTTCTACAACTGCCGAATTAAATATCTTAGATGGAGTAACTTCAACAGCATCAGAGCTAAACCTATTAGATGGCTCATCGGCTAATACCGTAGTCAACTCAAAAGCAGTTATTTATGGAAGCGGTGGAGAACTGGCTGGAACTTTATCAACAGCAGCTCAACCCAACATTACCAGTGTTGGAACTCTAACAGCATTGACTGGTGGAACTGGTGACTTCAATTGGGATTCAAATACATTAGTAGTAGATTCTTCTGTTAATAGAGTAGGAATACTAAACGCTGCACCCGATGTTACTTTAGATATTGGTTCAGCGAATGATGCAATCCATGTACCAGTAGGAACTACAGCACAAAGACCAGCTTCACCAGCAGCAGGTTACTTTAGATACAATTCAACAACAGGTGATTTTGAAGGCTACACTGATTCATGGGGTGCGATTGCTGGAAGTGGTGGAACAGCACCTGTAGTAAACACTATGTCTGGTGATGGATCTGACGATACTTTAAGTCTAACTTCTGCACCAGTTAATGAAAATGCCACAGTAGTTACTGTAGATGGTGTATTACAACACAAAGATACTTATAGCGTATCTGGAACTACCTTAACATTCTCTGAAGCACCTCCAAATGGTTCAGCAGTAGAGTGTATCACTTGGGTAAATACTCAAATTACTTCTGCATTACTTTTAGAAGACGCAGACTCGGACACGAAGATTATGGTCGAGGAGAGTTCTGACGAAGATGTCATAAGAATGGATATAGCTGGAACTGAAGTCTTAACATTGACTAATTCAGCTATGACTCTTAAAGGCACAACACCAACTCTTACAATAGGTGATGCTGGTGCAGAAGATACAAAGATAGTTTTTGATGGCAACGCTCAAGACTATTATATTGGTCTTGATGATTCTGCTGATGATCTAATAATTGGTAAAGGTTCTACAGTAGGCACTACACCAGCTATTGTTATTGATGAAGATTTAAAGGTTGGTATAAATACCAGCAGTCCGTCTACGGATATGCATATTTCAGGTGCAAACGATGATACTAACGGACAATTAAAAATCACAGGCACAAGTAGCGGTGATGCTCAAATTGCATTTACTACAGATACTAATGGTCGTGGTATGTATCTTGATGACTCTGATACAAACTCATTAAAAATCTATGGCGGTGCTGGTAAAGGATCTGCATCAGAGTTTAAGATTGACAATGATGGAAATGTGGGCGTAAGGACAACTTCTCTGCTGTCAGGCAGAACACTAGATGTTAGAGATGTAGATGGGGTTACTTCTTTTGGAGTGGGTAATAACGCGGCTTTCATACAAAGAGGTCAAACGAGTAATACTGCACCACCAACGCTTATCTTTGATGGCTCAAATGGAAGTTTAGCTTCACCTACTGATGTTGGTGATAACAAAGAAATAGGAAAAATGTTATTCAGAGGTTATCACACAAATGGATTTTATATTGGCGCATCAATAATAGCTAAAGTGCAAGCTGCAACTGGCACAAACGATATGCCTACACAACTGCGCTTTTCATGTTCACAAGATGGCTCTGCTACTCCAACAATTCACACTCTCTTGTATGCTCAAGGTCAAATGTATTCTGGTGGAAATTGGAATAGTGATTCCGCAGCAATTTATCCACAAGCCGATAATGCTTATGATTTAGGTTACGGTAGTTATCGTTTTGATGATATTTTTGCAACAAACAGCACTATTAACACTTCAGACTCAAGAGAAAAAACTACTCTTACTGCATTAACTACAAATGAAATAAATGCTTCCAAAGCATTAGCTAAAGAGTTTGGAACTTATAAATGGTTATCTGCTGTTTCAGAAAAAGGAAGTAACGCTAGAACTCACATTGGTATAACAGCACAAAAAGTTAAAGAGATTATGGAAGCTAACTCACTTGATCCAACTAAATATGCTTTTTATTGCTATGACGAATGGGATGCAACAGAAGAAGAAAAAGACGAAGAAACTGGACAAGTGTTGAAACCAGCTAAAGCTGCTGGAAATAGATATGGAATACGCTATAGCGAACTACATTCGTTTATAGTAGCAGGATTTAACGCAAGATTAACAGCATTAGAGGACGCATAGAAAATGGCAAATACTAAAATAACATCAAGAGTCATAGCTGATGATGCGGTATTAACTGCTAATATTGCTGATGATGCTGTAACAAGCGCCAAGCTAGATACCAACATAGCTGTAGCGGGAACTTTAGGTGTAACAGGTGAAACAACTTTAGCAACTCATTTGAACTTAGGTGATTCAGATATTATTAAAATAGGGGCGGGTAGTGATTTACAAATTTACCATGATGGCTCAGACTCATACATAAAAGATCAAGGAACTGGAAACTTATTGATACAAGGTAGTGATATCTATATGGGAGATGGCACAAACCATTTTTTAACTATTAGATCAAGTGGAAACGTGAGTATCGGAACAACAACTGCAAGTCACCCGCTTACGATAGCAGAATCAGCAGATGGAACTAAAATCAGATTAAACAGAGGTGGAGTCTCGGAATGGGATTTCTCTATTGGTAATTCATCTACATTAAGTGGTGTAGGCTCGGGTGCTTTAGAGATTCTTCCACAAAATGGGGGTACAGCTAATGAATTTGCAATAGGCACGGCGGGTGGGACTACCGCTTTATTTCACTTAACAACCAGTGGTGCGACTTTTTCAGGCTCTTTATCTAAAGGCTCAGGCTCATTTAAAATTGACCACCCATTAGAATCAAAAAAAGACACACATCATTTAGTTCATTCATTTGTTGAAGCACCCCAAGCAGATAATATTTATAGAGGTGTTGTAGTATTAGAAAATGGTACTGCAACTATTAATTTAGATACTGTATCAGGTATGAGTGAAGGTACTTATGTTTTATTAAATACAAACACTTCATGTTTTACATCAAACGAAACAGACTGGGATGCAGTTAAAGGTAGCGTGTCAGGAAATACATTAACTATAAATTGTCAAAACTCATCATCAACAGCAACAGTTTCTTGGTTAGTAATTGGTGAAAGACATGACCAACACATGAAGGATACTAATTGGACTGATAGCAACGGTAAAGTAATTGTAGAACCCAAAAAAACTTAAAAGATAAAAAAACGTGGCAATAACAAAAAAAACATTAGAGGACGCATAAATGGCACTTCAAAGTAGTGGCGCAATAGCCATGTCAGAAATCGGCACAGAACTCTCAAACGCAAGTAGAAGCCTAAGAACCCTTAGTGCTGCTGCTGGTATGTCAACTCCAGACTCAATGTCTGAATTTTACAGTTATAGTTCGGGTAGTTTTAGTTGGAGCAACATCAGCACATCTACGTCTGATGCTTTTGTGAATACCAATACTACAACCACGAATATTGGATCCACAATTACTTTAAGATTCAATTTAACTAAATCAGGTAACGATGCGAACCACTACATCGTAATTTACAAGAATGGAGCAAGCCAGGTACAACTGACTTCAGGTAACACAGATTTAACTGGTGTTACATCCAGCGATACATTCTATGCTGCTGTCTACAATAGCACCGAGGAATCTACGTTTACTGGAACAATAACCATAACGGATCAAACTAATACGACTCAATTAGACACTGCCACTATTAGTCTGTACAGGGAGCCATAGATGACTACTGATAATAAAGAAGCAATAGATATATTAGCCGGAGGAGTTGGCATTATGAGTTGGGCCAATGTGCTGCCAAACATTGCAGCTATTTTTACGATAATTTGGTTAGGCATAAGAATAATTGAATCAGACACGAGTAAACAAACATACAAATTCCTCAAGAGGAGATATGCAGAATGGACCTCAAAGCCTTAACAGAACAACTCAAAATTCATGAAGGGTTCCGTAATCACGTATACCAATGTTCAATGGGACACGACACAATTGCGTATGGCCACTTAGTCAGCAAAGGTGTATCAAAAGCTGTAGGTGAACTCATTCTCCAAGAAGATATCCAGGAAGCCATTGACGAAGTAAAACGCAATATTGGATTCTTTGATGATTTACCAGGTAAAGCACAAGAAGCAATTGTTAACATGAGTTTTAACCTAGGCATTAGTAGACTGATGCAGTTTAAGAAAATGCTCATGCATCTTCGTGATAGAAACTACAGTAAAGCAGCAGACGAAGTTTTAAACTCCAGGTATGCCACTCAAGTAGGCAAAAGAGCAATGGATGTTGCCACAATGATTAAAGAGTGTGAGAAGGATGGATGAAGCCATACGTTTTATTAATGATGTAGGTTTTCCTATAGCAACTGCTGGTGCACTTCTTTATTTCGTCCAACATTTACTCAATCGTATTATTAATAACATGGAAGCCAAGATAGATGTTTTGGATGAAAAACTTGGTGCCATCATAAACACTACTGAAGAAAGACTGTCTTCCAAATTAGAATCACAACATTCGATCATTGTCAGTTTGATTGATCGGGTTCGTAGTCTTGATAATGAAGTTTTAAGAATATCAGTGTTACTAAAAGTAATTAATAGATTACCAGAAACATTAGAAGTCGATAGATTAGACAAAGCCAAAGTAAAAAACCAGAGGAAAGATTAAATGTCATTAGCAGAAAGTATTACTGGAATAGCCGGAACGGTCCTGGACAAGTTTGTAGAGGACAAAGACCTAAAAGCAAAACTACAACATGAAATGAATATGCAACTGCATAATGCAAACCTGGCCCAGATCGAACTCAATAAAAATGATGCGCAAGGAAACTGGTTTCAGTCATCTTGGAGACCACTTACAGGATATGTTTGTGTCTTAGGTTTTGGTGTTAATTTCTTAGTGAGTCCAATAGCTGCCGGATTTGGTGTAGTGATTCCTCAAGCAGATACATCTACTATGATGCCAGTATTGATGGGTTTGCTTGGGCTTGGTGGCCTTAGATCATTTGAGAAAACAAAAGGAGTCGAAGGTAAATAGCTATATATCAATAACTTACATTATCTATATAATACTGTAGTTTAACCAGGTAACTATTGATAAATCCGTTGCGATTTTACCAGTATCCAAAAACAACAAAAAATAACGTAAGCCGAGATGCGAAGCTGCGAGAAATCTTTCTGAATTACTCAATATTTGCTGATCGGTGTTTTTTTTATCAATTTGTTTTGTTTACACCCTTATCCAAAAGCTAGACATTTTGTCCTGAAGAATATATCCTTTGAGATATGGAGATTGTGAGTTTCATCCAAAAAGGCAGGTTTTTAGCACAACGGACTTAAAATCCGTTGAGATAACTCTCGTGTGGGTTCGATTCCCACCCCGGGCACCACTAAAAATCGCAAAGGATTGAAAACTCATTTTCTTCTGTAATTTTAATAACAGGAGAGTAGCTATGAGTAATACAGAAGTAAAAGTAGTAAAAAATAGTTTGTGTACACCCTATAGGAATAATTCTTCTAAAGGAGTCACAAAAATGAACATTGGTTATGTCCGTAAACAAAAGCAAATAAACACAGATCAGTTATTGATCAATTTCTACAATGAGTATTGGACTGGACTAAAAACAGTCAAAGAGTTATGCGATAAACACAATATTGATCCTGAGACTTGCAATGAGTTCATCAATAGAGGTCGTGAGTTAAACAACATCGATGGGAGGGCAATCTAATGTCAGATAATAAAAATAATAAACCAAAAGTTAAATTCTCAATTGAAGGATCAAAAGATAATCCTATTTATCAAGCAGTTGATATTCACCCTACAAGGTGGAATGGATGGTTATGTCCGATTGTCACAATAGAAGTTGCTGAAAAAATAGCCAAGGATTTATATAACCATGTTGATCCAACAGATAATGAACCATACGAGAACGTAATGGATGCCATTGAACACGCTAAAGAAAATCTAGAAGATACAGTAGATGTCGGATGTGGATTGATTTGGGATGAAATTACTGAGGAGGGCGAATAATGTTGAAAAACTATAAATTAAGGAAAAGTACAGTACAGGATTTGAAGGATATCATTTGTGACTTGATAGATGATATAAATGATTCTGAATGTGAGCATAATAAATCAAGGTTTAGTCATTGTAGCAATGAGTTCAAAACTAAAACTATGCTCAAATTAATCGGCATGGCGGTGAGTGAATATAGCGACAGACTAGGTCAATCGTATGGTGAAGAATTGCAACACAATAAAAGAATTTATCTTAAATATCTCACTCATGCTGAAAACTTGCACTACGCTATAAAGCAATACAAAGAAGAATTTGATAAAGCGCATGAATTTACACTTAGCCCTAATTGGTGCTGTAAAGATATGGGGGTGGAGTCATGTATACAGTAATTGATTTCGTTCACGAATATGGCAAATACATTTGGAGTGAAGGCACAAAAAAACATTGGATTG